TGGCCCGTTCGCTCTCGGAAACCAGCATTGAGAGGTTCAGGAAGGCTCGGAAGTTAAACACCCCAAGCTGAGGTGTTTTGGAGATGTTCCCGAAATCTGTTTCGGGAACATCCAGGGCCTGGATGGCCTCTTTAAGGCTCTTCAGGCGGGCACCCTTAAGAACCTCATAGCCATTACGGGCCAGTTCGATTTCCAGACCCTCAACCACCAAGAAGCCAAGAAGCATCTTACGGATGGCAAAGTTCGGAAGGAGCGTGAGATCACCAAGAGCATCAAACTGTTCGATCATCTGCATGGCAAACTTCTGATACTGGTTCATGGGTTATTGCCTCCACCACTATTATACTGTAGGTGGGGGAGTTTTATCCAAATTGATTTCAAATTTCTTTTGAAATTCTTCTAAAGCTTTTAGAGCAGGGCCAGCAGGACAACCACAAGGATCATTTCTGAGGATAGGGCAAAGCATACCGTGTACAATACCCTTCCTAATTACCTCAATATCCATAGCCTACCTTAAATTTTTAAGAGCTTGAAGAACCGCACACCTAGTATAATAATTGCCCATTCCCACTTTTAACCCACGAGCATCATCTCTGATTTGATTGAAGTTAGCCACAATGGTAGCCAAATGAGGGAGATTCTCTGGGTTTTCTTCCAAATCCTTATCCAATACCGAGACAGGAATATTAGCCTCAGTGTCCTTAGGTTCATAAGCATCATCAAAGAAAGGAATTAGGAAACGCCTCCCCTTATACTCAGAATAGTATTCATCGGTATCAGAGGCTGAAGTTAGGACATCTTCTCTAACTGATCTGATTCCATCATCTCCGATTAGCTTAAACGTTACGTTGTTATCTTCCTTGTTGATTTCACCAAAGATAACAGAATCTTGATCATACTTGCTCTTCCACTTGAGAAGATCAGTTATACGAATATTCATAATAAAGAAAGCCTTTTCAAACTCCCCATACTTACCCTTATGCTGAATATATCCATAACCAGAGCGATTTAGAATTTCTTTAAACTCAGCCTGCTTCTTGTTGTTCTCTTCTGGAGATGCAGCTATACCCTGAGGGTTATCAACTGATATGATCCCAAAGGTGTGAACGGATGGAACTTTACCCTTAAGGATACTCATCAGACGAGGATAGCCAGCGGCTTGCTTCTCTAAAAGCGATGATTTGAAAGCGATTCTCCTTCTTTCTGGGTATTCTTCTTCAGTTAAAATACTAGCTCTTCTGAGAATCAACTCAGGATCTTGAGTCATATATTTAATGAATTCAGTATAACTTAACTCAATAGACTCGCCGGTCCTTAAATTATTGAATCTGCATTGCGTTTGGGGGCCAGCGTAATTGGTCAAGAAGTCGAGACAAGCCCAAAGAGCTTCGTATGAATTGATAGAGAATTCAAAGGTCCAATAAGATCCATGTCCTCTCATTCTAATAAATCCAGCCTTCATGACTTCAGCCAAGATTTCGGCTCTACCTGGACCATCAAAGTCCCAGTCCATCTCCATGATCTTTTGATAGGTCTTTTTAGGTAAACCGATTCCTTCTGCATTAAGCTCACGCTTAATCCAAGAAGCATGTTCATCTATCCATGCGAATTGACCGGTTTTGGCATTGATCCAAGCACCTTCGTTCATTTTACTACCCTCAGTATAGAGTTCTAAATATGCCAATATCCTTGAAAATACCCATTGACTGTTTCAAAATCAATCTGTCTAAAAGAATAAACTAAAATTTCTCTTAGCGGACTATCCTCCCAGTCATGAGTAATAACCACTTCTCCAAGAGTATGTGAGAACTGGAGCAGATTAGTATCTTCAGGAGTGATAATGGCGATCCTATCAATCTCCCTGTTCTCTGCTGATCTGATAATCCATTTGATGGACTCATCCAGAGTTTTAGAATTGTAGTCAGAGATGAAATTCGTTCCACCAAAAGTGCATTGCCATGGATTGACATTCAAAGTTATAGCTAGCTCATCCATGTAAGCAAAATCAGCTACGGCATCACATTCAAGGTCTCCAGTGATAGGTCTTAGGACTAATGGCATTTCTACTCCTCGTAATGATAAACTTTCTTTTCTTGCCAGATCCCCCAAATTGTCAAGACAAAAGGGTAAAGAATGATGGCTCCAACAACAGCCCAAATGTTGAAGACAAGGGCAAGAACAATCCATACCCAAGTAACCATGACATCACTCAGCCATAGCCTGCCCTTAATGGGGTCTACGAATTTATTTCGAAGCGACTGTAGCATTACTGTTTTCCTTTAAAGACTAATTCTTTTTTGGTAATCTCAGGACCGTTTCCTGATAGGGTTTCCACATACCAAATATTACCATTTGGCTCTCTGATCAGATACCTAAAGGGGGTATCCCCATCTGGAGAAAGTGAAATTTCGCTATTTGGAAAAGTTGATTCCACACTTTTACGACAGTAATAGGCAGAGGTGGCGTTGTTATTGCACCCAACCAACATAACTAAAACGAGCAAGGAAAATAAATATCTCATCCCTTGGACCCCTCTTCACGAAAAGTTCTGAAATTAGGTTTCATATGCTTTTTAGCCAAAAGCTCAGCACGAGAAAACCAAAACTTTTTGTTATCCCCATCTACTTTGACTTTCACCTCGGGTTCATGAGAAGTCCAATCATTGTTTTGAGTGGTATTACACCAACGGCGACCAATAGAGTATTTCTCTAGAGTCTTCCACTCTCCTTGAGCCCCAAATAAAATCATGAAGCAGTAGCGAATAAATAGTCCGATATTGTATAACATTGGCTTACCTCTTTTCCAAAAAATTGAGCATTCCATCCAGTTCAACAACTGCACACAAATAACCTGAGGCCACTCCATTATAGAACGAAGCGTCTGTTGGATTGTTGCTCCAATTAGCTTCATGCGCTCTAGCCGCTGCATGTTCTGCCTTTCTCCTGAGGATATTGCGAAGTGATTGAATAGCTGCTTTTTCTAGCTTAGTCATACCACCTCGCTAAACCCATAGGGAACATCAATACGAGCAATCATACGCTGAATAGATTCCAAAGGAACCTTATGGACATTACGCTGGAAGCAGAGTTCAGCTTCTCCCTTGATAACATCCATCCAGACCTCATAGCCACGGCTACGGGCCTCTTCAACATAGAACTTACGCTCCCTGGCAGTGGTATTAGTGTTATCCACAATCACCAACTCTTTGCCAGCAACGAGAGCATCCACATAAAGGCTTTGGCAAGTTTGGTGCGCCATATACAACTTAGCTCGATCAAAGACATAGTTTCCATCCACCTCAAAATAGTGATCCGCCGAGACAATGGCTCGGTTCTCTTCCTTAATATCCTTAATATGATCTTTGACCCAGGTGGACTTTCCAGAACCCGGCGCTCCGACCATCAAGATGACTTTTCGCACTTTTCCTCCGTATTCGAATTTGCCCACTTCATGCCATAATACACATTGAAAGCTGCACACTGCATGGCTGTAAACCAAGCTATGGACTTCAGAAGAGCGTGTGGACCAAGAAGAAAACTAACAATAAAAATCCCAGCGGACCCAATACCCACACTTGTCAAATACAGCTTAGTTGACTTTTTCATTTTCTTTTTCCGTCTTTCTGATGAAATAGAGCAGGTTGACTAGAGTGTAGGGCCAAATGGCCGCTACTGGAATACAGAACAAGAACATGGGAAAGAATCCTCCATGCTTATCATAAGTGGGGCGAATCTCGGCATCAAAGTAGCCGATGGTCATATAACCCCATAGGAAGAGTAAGGTAGCGAGAGCGGGGAAGGCCCAAATCTTTGTCCACATAACTAGCTCCTAACGATATAGCCGAGAGCCATGAGAAACTGGACGCCATTGACAACGGCGAGAGTCCCCAGGATGAACTTGATCAGCGTATTCCAACCCCGGCTAGACCAGCAGAGAGTCAAAAGAGCAAAAGCTGCCGTATTAAGTCCAAGAATGGTTGTCATGTTATTGCCTCCAATGGTATTATACTAGTCTTGAAAGGATTTCAGGACAAAGGGTTTCACAATCTTTTTCTTATTCTTCAGCACCTGGGTAGAGGTATTAATGATAACACCCAAAAGCGACAAACGAGCCGCATTCTTATGGGCCTTAAGCGTTTTCTTTTTCATCGCTTACCTCCTTTATTTGGGATGGGTTCTAGGCCAGTTCCGTTACACCAGCCACACTTAGGACTTCCAGTGACATCGTAGATTCCAGAACCACTACAGGCAGTGCATTTGCGGGGTTCGATTCTGATTCCAATGTGCTTTTTCTTGAACTTCATCGCTTCCTCCTTTGGGTTACATGCTTCCAGCGTTTACCTTTTCGGATGCAACAGACAATACTAGGGCTGATACCATACTTTTTTGCTAAGGCAACTCCAGGCTCTTCACTAATAAAAATTTCTCTAACTTGATCATCGGTAAGTTTAGCCGCATAGGAAGCCATTCCCTGCACGGCTAGTGTGAGGCTCAGCCTGTTCTGATCTGAGATGGTTTTGCCAAATCGTGGATGATTGCTTCCGCTGTTAGCATCGGATATCTTTTGCCTACTTTCCGCTGACAGGGTATGGCCTATTTGACCTATTGCTATGTTTTCCCTAGCCTCTTCAGATTTTTGTTTTCCTTTCCTCTCAATCGAATACCGCAATTTAGTAGCTTCAGAGTGTTTCCTACCTGACATTGGGGCTAGGGCGTCTTTACTTATGTTATAGCACTGCACCCCACCATCCCAATACACATCCAAGCAGCGTTGTTCAAATAACAGCAGATCCCTTTCGTCACAATATAAAACTACCTCGTAACTAAATGTGTCTCCATACCTATTGTAAGAATCCTGAAGATGTGGATTAGCGTGTTTATTGTGCTTAAGTCCTGTTTTGTGGTAAGCCCATCTGCGAGGAATATTTTTAGATGACCCAATATACACCTTATTGGTTACGAAGTTTGTTATTTTATAGATGCCAGATGTTTTCATGCAATATCTTTGCTGTTTGCTATTGTGCTATGGAATGTTTTTTCAAAACCCTCAATGGGATCATGATATTCCGGGGACAATGGAGCGTTGTGAAGTCCAAGTTCTGCTCGGATTTCTTCAAGGCGAGTGGAGAAGCAATCCAGCCACCAATAGACTTTACCCTGGAAGATGTAGTTGCTGTAGGTGAATTCTACCCGCTCACCCTCATACTTACCCCAAGCCTTGAGATTTTTGGGCTTCTCGTAACGGACCACAGTGATGTGGGGATCGTAACGCTGTCCATTGGCCTTGAACCACTTGGGAATGAGGGACTTGTAAAAGAGACCGATACCCTTATCAATATTCAAAACGAGTCGGTACCCGTAGCCAGGTACATGGTCGTAGTGGAGAGTCCCCACGGACTTGAAGAAAGTCTCGCTCATAGACCTATTATACTGCGGCTCTGCCTACTTCTTCTCCAATATTTTTACGAGCCCATCATAATACTTTTTCTCTAATTCTAAGTGAGCATACATAATTCCATCTGTTTTATTAGTATAATACTCTGTTATACTAATATGTTTAACAAGCCAATTGACAACTTGATTATGGTCAAAACCTGAAATGCCCTTCTTCTTAAAGCCATCTACTAAATTATTAGCAAATTCAATTGGACCTGAATTTGCTAAAGCTTTCCTCTGGAACCCCACATCTCCAAGAGAGTTAGCTGCTTCTTGAGCGACAAACCCCAAAGATGTGGGAGTTGTGGGGCTCTTTACCCAAGTAGGTAGAGATTGCTGAACCATAGCTGGAGGTTCAGGCGGCATATCTAAAGCGGCCTTTTTCCAATTGGCGATGTTGACTTCCCCATCAGCAGAGCCCTCAGGCTTGCTCACATCTTTGGCAAATCCCCAATGAACCTCAGCATCAGTTCCTCTAGCTTTGGAGTTATGTATAGCTAATTGTTTGACTTGCTGCATGACTGGCCCAGGTAGCTCCTTGAGGTTATCTGGATTACGAACTACGATATGAGAGCCTGGAGCCCCTGCGACATGGAACCAAAAATCATTAGAATTAGCTACTTCAAGAGATAAAATGTCGTTTTCAATGGCAGAACGTCCGATAAGAATCTGGAAGCCCTCAAAATCCTGAAGCTTATACGGAGCCTTAGCGATTTTCCCAATCTTAGGAACTACATTGGTTTCCCAATATTCTTTGTTCCCAATCCTATTGAAGTCAATCCCTGGAATAGCCAGCCATTTCTTGCTATGTTCTTTCGCGGCATTGACATCAAATCCTGTGTAATCATCTTTTACCCATAACCATTTGTGATGCCAAATAGCAGCCGTGCTACCATTTTTATGATCACCATTTGACTTAACTACAACGTAGTTACCAGCTACAGGTTCATCAGCGGTATCAAAATCAGGGGACTCGAAAAAGGTGTAAGTTCCATCTTTATTCCACTTAATGACGTTATAATTGGGAAGACTGACTAGTGCAATCTCCTCTGCTTTAGCCAAGGCTTCTTGGTTTGGAAGCGAACCTTTATAGTTCCTATGGAGATAGATAGCGCCCCCAATGTCCTTACCCACCCCTAAATAGGATCTTCTAATAGGAGTCCCTTTTTCTGTTTTTAAATCAGAGGTCTTAGATCCACCCTTAGCTTCGATGGCCAATCTAGCAGCTTCAGCCGTGTAGGGCTTCCAATCCTTCTTTCCAAAGAACTTGACATATAAATCCTGCCAATCCTTTTCTGATTTGATATTAGGCATATGCGTAACCAAGAAGCCAACATCAACAGGATCGTTGGCCTTTTCCTCTGGCCTTCCTGACATGATCTTCAAACATAGAAGATATTCCTTTGAGGGTAATTCTATACTGAGATTTGAAAATTGAGGGCCTGGAACTGTCTGGCCTTTCTTGGGAGCATAGTAATCTTTACTGGTATCATTGAACCAGTCATCAGATAGATCCATTTCCCAGGTCACTTGTTCCACAGCAGCTTGCAACTCGGGTGACATATACCCAGCATCTAGATCCTTGACCTCTCTGGGGAAGTCTGGGAACTGGAACATGATGGCAGCACCACCAGTGATAACCACAGTAGCTTTCTGGTTCTTGGCCTTTAAAACGGCATTTACGGCTTCTAGAGCGGCCATTACTTTGGAGCGGTCCATATTCATAATCACCTACACATTAGAAATGATTAGTCAGAATTTTCATGAATAGGGCAAGCACCACTGACAATCCCATAGCCAGTCCCCCAACGTTCTGCATTGTCTATCTTAGGGCAACGGCATTTAGGCACAGTATACCAGTGATGGAAATTGGCATTCTGTTCAAAACCCCAAACTTGCTGGAGTTCAAACTGAAGCCTCTTCCATTCCATATTAAGAACTTTTAGAGTTCCTACGTCATCAGTATGCTCCATAGCATTTAGAATATTTTGTACCCCCAGGTGAAGAGTCCTGAGTTCCCCCAATCCTTCTAGGGTAATCTTCTGCTTCTTACACAGATTGGGATTGATATAGAAGGGCTCTCGGCCAGGATATTCAACAATGAAGCTTTCTGACTTACTGTAGTCAATTTTAGTCATACTTTCTCCTTAAATTTCAAAAATGATTGGTGCATTGATCGGCCTCAAACGATTATCGCAAATGCAGGCATTTACAAATACTGTATCCCCCCGCCTTCCGCGACCATAACCTGGATGAACGTGACCAAATACATGATACTTCGGTTTCTTATTCTGAACCGCTTGCAGGAGTTGGTAGTTACCCAGACATTTCTGTTTAAAATCTTCACAGACCTCATCAAACATTCCGTACGGAGGAACATGGGTAATCAAAAGATCCAATTCATCTGGGATTTCTTGATGAAGATCCTGAAGATCCTTGGTATCATCTGTAAAGTTAGGATGAACGGGGGCTCCATAGACAAATAGGTCTTTCTTGCCATCTTCTTGAAGGAACCGTCCATCATTTTGCAAATAGATGATGTTATTTTCTCTACAGAGGATCTGAATGATCTCCCTGTCAATGTGGTAATCGTGATTACCCGGCACATAAATCTTGTGTTTGTAAGGGAGGTAACCATACCAATCGAAGAAGGGGATTAATTCATCAAGAGTCCCCTTATCTGTAGCATCACCCGCATGGACAATCACATCCCCCTCTGGCAGCTTACCGTCCAGAACCTCGTGCTGATTATGCGTATCAGTAATAGCTACTATTTTCCAAGTCAACGGAGAAATCCCCCTACCTCTATTATACCAGGGATAGGGGGAAATTGATCCTTTTAAATATAATCCAAGAAAGAAGTCATGAAATCTTTAAATCCTTCACGATTCAAATCTTGGCCTGATTTAGTAAAACGACTCTTTAGAACTCTATAGCGGCCACCTTCAGTCACAACGATTAAAGAAGCATTGTGAGTTTGGGTTAAGGGGAGAGACCCCAATTCTTTTTCAGTTGCAATGATAATCGTTCTAGTCATCGCTGCCCCCACAACTAGAACTTGAGGAGTCACTAGAGCTTGAGGAGTCCCCCCAATCACTAGAACTTGAAGACTGCTCTCCCCAATCACTATGAGACTCAATGGAAATGGGGACATAGGGCTCAGGAGTGGGATCTGGTGTTGGATCGGGAGTAGAGGAATCAGTAAGAATATCACTCACTAAAGCGGCAGCAGTAACTCCGATAGCCAGATCCATCAAATCATCTGAGCCAGCATCCTCTTCTACTACTACATTTGTCTTAGGAGTCCCCCAAAAAGACTGCTTCCTGCCCAGCGTGGCAGCAGCGTAAGGAGGAATATCCTTGCTCACTGGAACGACTAGCACAGTTGGCTTATCTGGGGTATCATAGGAACTGATAATCTCCGGGTAAACTGGAGCCATTAGATCAGTAATAGGCTGATCAGTCTTATGAACCTGATACCAAACTCCAGCCGCAATTGCAGCCAGTCCAACGATAGCAACTACGATCCAAATCATTATTTCTCCTATGGGATGAGACTACGAGCAGCTTGACTAATCATAAAATTGATTTGAGTTCCGGACATGCCCTCTTTGATGTTTTGCTTGATGAAGAAATCCAAGTCCACTACCAAATTAGTCAGGTCTCGTGGCATGACCATGAGCCAATCCAAAGGCATACCACGTTTGATACCCTTGCTAATACTGATCAAATCATCAGCTTCGGGGCCTTCTTTTTTCCAGCGAGTGATCATATCAAACAGGCTACAAGCATTATTATAAGAGTCACTATAACCCAATTTTTTCAGTGCCTGGGCACGGATACTCTTGGGGATAGCACAGAAAAACTCAACCATATACATGTTCCAAGAGTAATCTCGGCCCTCCACAAAAAAGGGACCAATGGGGAGCCATTCCTTAATTGCTCTAGCCACCTCAATATTCTGGTTCAGCACCCACATGAACGTTCTCAGATTCTTGGCCTTTTCCAGTTCTCCACGGATACGGTCAGCCGGAACTGCATACAATTCCTTAGAGGCCACAGCCATCAGCTTATAAGTCTCATGGGTAACAGTCCAGTTTCCGGAAGAAGCAAAACGAGCTACCCTCAAAACACGAACTGGGTCTTCAGCAAATGCTTCAGAACAAGCGTGGAGCAGCAAGTTAGCCATATCATGAGCAGACCTCTCAATAGGGCAAACCAGACCCATATCAGGGTGCCACAGCATTGCATTGATAGTCAGGTCACGGCGCAGACAGTCCTCCTTGAAGGAGGGAGTGTAGCTGGTTTCAAACCCAGTATAGCCTACACCAGTCTTGCGCTCTGTGCGAGTGCAAGCCAGTTCACCAACTCCGGTGTGGAAGACAGGGAAAGCTTTACCGACCTTCTCATAGCCCATACCCTCAACACGATCAGGGTCCATGTTGGTTACAAAGTCGAAGTCCTTGGGGGTCTTCCCCAACATTAGATCACGAACAGCCCCGCCAACTAGATAGACATGACCACCAAACCCTGCGGCTCGGTCATTCAGTTCTTTCATGTGGTCAATGATGTGTTGCGGAACTTGCATGAGTTCTCCTGCTGCTATTATACTGGGGCTCAGGGCTTTTCTGCTAGAATCTTTCGGCCCTCGTTAATCCACAAATTCCTGCGGGTATCGGGGACAGAGAAGGAATCGGCAATAGTCTTACCATGGCGAAGTCCACCAGATTTGCCAACGAAATAGTGAATAAGGTGGGCGGCGTGGTCTTCTGCAAAGACCAGATACTTAGTGCTGCGAGAAGGAATTTCCCTCCAGCCATTGGCTTTCAGATAAGCGGAAATACATTCGCGTTGAGTGGACATAGAAACGCCTCCAAGGTTATTATACTGCGTCACGGACCAGATTTACTACGGCAAAATACCCAGCTTGCTGCTTGGTGAAACGATTGACGATACGGCCCAGCAATTCCACACCACCATCCAGAGCGTCATCCCATACATCCTCAGGACTATCGTTCTGGGTGTGGAGAGTGTTCCAAGTAACAGGGTGCTTGTCATAGAACTCCTCTTCAGGAAGAGCGCAGACTAAAGCAGTGGGAATCTGCATACGAATCATATTCAAGTTGTCAGACGGAGGGGTCTTGCGGCTAGGAAGATCATAGACCAGCCCAGTATCGTCATAACCAGAAACGAAGAAGGTGGTCCCAATTCCAGTGACATCAAAGATGATAGACTGGAGGGGCAGATTGTCCTTGTGCATCTGAGTGTAGACTTTAGATCCCATGCATTCAGAACCAAAAATCTCCTCATGATCAAAGAAGCAAAAGGTGATATTAGGCTCTTTACCAGAGTCCTGCAATTGGCTAGCCGCTTCAATAAGCTGGATGACTGCTGCACCATTATCGTTGGCACCAGGGCAATTGGGGACAGCATCGTAATGAGCCCCGATGAGCAAATGGTCCTTTTGCTCACCAAAGACCACCAGGAAATTCACAGTCTCCCAGGCATCAGCAGTGAAAGAGGGCCAAACTTTACGCTCGATAATCAAACGAGTGGGGAAACGCTTACGGAGAATGGCTTCTAGGCGGGTCTGGCGCATATCAATGGCAGTGGCTTCGCAAAGATCAGCTAACATTGCCTTTAAATCAGGCTTTACATCTTCAATTGTATATTCTATTACGGTTTCAGGGTTCATTTTACTGCCTCACCTCTATTATACTAAGGCAGTACTGATTTCAGTCTAAGTATTTATCACTATGGAGATATTGATTAACTCCCATATTCCAAATCTTAGTATCGGTCTCATTCAGTTTAATGCCAGTTTTCTCGTAACCTTGATCCCCTGCGATGAGCCCATAGAGTTCACCCTCAACATCAATGGCCCAGTCATAAGCATCTGCAAGCACATTAGTTTGGATTCCAGCAGATTCTAATCTGGCCCAAATAGTGGTAGACTTGAAAGCTCTGGTATTAACCGTAGCCAGGGCCTTGTCCTTCCAGTAGTCATAAGACTCTTTCAGGGCCTTCTCAAAGGCTTCGGGGGACATAAGAGTATTGGAGCCACCATCAGCCCCAAAATGATTAGCCATCAAAGTACCCACGTTCATAGGTGCAGGGAAGTCAGTAGGGTGAGTCAAAATAGTGATAAAGTCCCATTCGGCCCCAGAGCGGGGTTCGTCCTTCTCCTCCAGAACAGAACGATTATAGAGAATAGCTTCCACTAAAGCAGCATCTGGGAGACTTTCTACGATGGCTCTGGTAGTCTTTCTAGGCGTTTCTCCAACTACTCTGGACTCCATAGTGGTTTGAAAGATAGTATCCTCATTAACGACTACTGTACGCGATTTCCAACCAGCGGGGGGCAAAGTAATTCTAAGCACTCCATCTCTGTATCCTGGTCTAATTTTAGTGCCAATGTCTTTAGTTGTGAGTTGGGCTATATAGCTGAGATTTTGGTTAGGATGCCAATTCTTAGGAGCAATATCAGCAAATTTTTCGGCATGAATCTGTTCAGTCAAAAAAGGACTGTAGTCTACATTGAGCCTCATAAATTTTTCTACCATAAATCCTCGCTGTAAAGAAGGGGAGGGGCTGACAATTTCTCCACTTGACCATTTGAAAGGGCTAGGGCAGCGGCCAAATCTCTGCTAATATAGTGACCGTTATCTAAAAGAAACCCTTGGTTTCCTTGAATCCCTGGAGGGAGCCCCATAAAATGCATAGCGTGGATAATAGTGTGATGCCTAGCCGGTTTTGGCATAGAGAAGATCACATCTTTGTATAGAACGGCAGCAGCCACGATTTTAGTCTGAAGTTGCATTAGTAGCCCTTTGTGTAAATTCTCACTTCTGAACCGCCTGCAAGTTCAATATGAAGATTACGAATCATCATTGGAATGAAACGGGGAGCTACAGTTATACCTCTAATGGTCATCTTTTTAATACCTTTTGGGAACGCCAATCCATCCCAGTCCATAGGCTTAACCAGAATGCCATTGATAAATAACTTTCCTTTTATATCGAAAACCCCAAGCTCTTTGAGTTTCTCATAAGCGGCTTTTTCTTTACCCACGAGTTTCATTTACCCCTCTTACCAATAATAAGCCCAGCACAAAAACTGGCAACCATACCAGCGGGGATTAAGATTGTCAGGACTAGCATCAAATGGGAAATGACCCACAAAGCAGCCAATGACACAGCAACTACTAAAAGAGATAGAATCAATAAATACTTCATTTAATGTCCTTTTACCATTCTGTCCAAGCGTACCTGACAATTGGGAGTTGAAGCGATATTCAAACTAACAGACTCCCCATAAACTTCTGGCTCATCACCAAAAGTAACAAATCCGACCCCAATTACCTTTTCGTGACTGAACATACCAGCCATCGAAGAATGCTGGATGTGATTTCCAAAAATCACAATACCGGTATCTTCAAGGTTAATGTATTTAATTCGACTCAAATTAGCCCTCCTTCTGATATTATACTGTGGGAGGAGTAATTCTAGTCTTATTTTTCTTTATGGAAGCTCTGGTCTTAGCCCTATCGCAAGCCTCATCAGTCATATCCCCCCAACAACGATACATTTCCTCTAAGACCCCATCCATATCATCTGGACTAGTAGAGGCGATCAGATTTTCCAGTTCAATATATCGTGCTTCAGATTCTACTTCTCTAACCGACATTATCAGTCTCCGCTAGTTCCACAAGCATATCCTCTACATCAGTTTCGTCCAATTTGGAGTCCTGAATATGATAAACCATAGCAGCTACGAGAGGGCGATAATTTTTATCCCTCATGAACTCCACGGCTCGGGCATAATCATCGCCCCTGAACTGACTCTTGTGAGCCATCCTATATTCCTCCCAAGCCTTCATGACTTGGATAAAAGCTAGCTGATACCTATGACCCCAAACGTTGGCTGAGGTGATAAGGGTGTGAGTCACGGGGTATTTCTCCTTAGAAAAGCGCGGGGTCTTGTGCTTCGTAGTAATCTACGGCAGCAATAATTGGAATTATAGGAAAAAGCAGATAGGTTCTGGGTGAACTGAACACCCATTTAGCGGCAGATTTAATACAGAGCCAGTAAGAAAAAGGCTTGATCATAGTTAACGTCCCATCCTTACCAAGAGTCATGGTCCTCAACTTATGTTTGGGGTCAGCGTAGAAAACTACGAATACCCCATCTGAGAAAAGCTCCTTTTGAGCCAGAAGGGGATTCTTATCAAAAGCAGCAGCCCTCGAAAGCACCTTAACCACTGACCCGGCTTCAAAAGTCCTATCAGGGTAAACCACATCCTGAGAAGTATAGCAAATAAGAGTCATTTTATCCCTCATCAACCCAAGTGATTAGATGTAGTTCAGCTTTATCCCCATACAGTCCCTTGATACTATCATAGAGGGCTCTACCTTGAAGATCAAGATCATCGTAAGTGCATCTCCAGTAGTTCAGATCCTTCATCCATGTAGCACCAGTAGATCCTAGAATAACAGCCGCCAATACTGGAACTGATTGATATTGACCCTTTGCTTTTTCAGTGAAGAAACGGGGGTAGATAAGATTAGTGGCATCGGCTACTTTAGCTCGTAATTCATACCACTTTTCCTTATTTTCCTCTGTGTAAGGAACATAAGTATCAACAAGCGTGTCTGTGCCAGCCATAAATTCTTGGTAGTCCAAGGTAGTGTTGGACCCACCGAAGCAGATAAGGAAAGCGTCATCCCACCAGTTTTCAGCTTCGGACCTCTTCTCAATGGCTACTAATTGAACATACATGCCACCAAGCGCCGTATTTCTATACTCACCCTCTATGGGGAATGTAACGCAACCACTTACGGCACTTGAATCAGTTCTTCGGGTATTAACTTGGGCATCCATTTGGATTTTCCTTTATGATGTTCAATACTGTAGAATTCTCTAAATAGGTAACTGCACTTTTAATTAGGTTTAAATCATCACCAAAAGCCCCTAAGCCCCTATTACACTTGGCACAAAGGATACCTCGGACCTTGTTTGTTTGGTGATCATGATCAATATGCCAAGTATCCGGGGTAATAGCAATATGACAAATTTTACATTGACGGTTTTCAATTTTGAAAAAATCTCTAGTCTCTTCTCCATACATTTTAACCGCATGGTTTACTCTCATGCAATAGCGGCAATAATCGTTAAATCCATCTTTTCTGCATTTTAATTTGTTGAAATTAGTGGTAGCTAAGGTCTCTCTGCAAGCCCTACACTGCTTGACGCCAGGATCTGGCTTGTCCATTGCCTTTATTTTGTGATATTTGCTTTTTGCATAAACACCCAAACATATTTTACACCAATGACATAACCCATCAGCACGATGTTTGTTACTATAAAAGTCAGTAAGGGATTTAAGTTCCTTACATTTTGTGCAGCGTCTAGCTGACTCCATTTGGGTTATCCCTTATGATATCTAGCACAGTATCTAATGCTACGGGTGCGTACTGCCACACATCTACCCCGACATTAATTTGCTTGCCTTTGAACTTCCATTGACCATGAACATGGCCATGAATGAGCCACTTACCCTCGTTAACAGGCTGTAAAGCCTCATAACGGCCTTCATAGGCATGATCAGTGAACTCAGGATCAAGATAAGGGTAATGACAAAGCAAAACATCTTCTCCAGAGCAGAGGGGAAGGGTGAGTGTCTCCTGGATAACCAAGAAATACTCGTGGTAACTCCTCAACCACTTCTCCCTAGCTTCAGGCTTCTTGTGGTGATAGGCAACAGAGGGACGATCATGGTTACCCAGGATCAGTATCTTATTGCCATTTAGCCGCTGGAGGAGGGGAAGAGAATCAGCCAACTTACCCATACAGGCATCTCCAAGGTGATAGCAAGTATCCCTAGGGCCAACAACTGCATTGTAGTTTTCGATGAGCTTCTCATTCATCTCTTCCACAGATCGAAATGGCCTATCGGCCAATTCAATAATCCTCTCGTGTCCAAAATGAGTATCTGCGGTAGCCCAAATCAAAATAAATCTCCTTCAATCCCATTATACTAAGCTGGTAGTAGGTTCACTCCTACTTTTTCTTTAATAGCTCTTCCCCTATTTCAGAGAAGCATACATTATTAAGAAGCCTACCACTATTACTCTTTAACCCACATTTTTCTTTTTCTGGCAGTATATATACGATAATACAGTCTTCCCCGTTATATTTAACTGGGTCTCCAATGTTATATTGCAATAAGGAAGACTCTTTGTCCCCCTGCCAGTGATAGTCAGTTATACCTTTATCCTCTAATTCCTTAAAGAATATGGGTTTTAAAGTCTTTTTTACAGCCTTCAACTCTCTTGGATGCAGATCATCTACTTGATCCAAGTAGCACTCCCATCTGTTCTTAACTTTATTTGCCACGCATCGAACATGGACAGTGGCCCCTTCTTCTCGGAACTCACTTATATCTAGGGTGTAAGAGGACGTTATCATATACAAAGGAGATGAAAAGCCATTTAGTTAGATAAAATAGTGAAGGGGGGCTCTACACCCATCGCATATGTAGTTGCAGCCTCAAGAGCTTGCTGTATTTTTCTTCTCGGCAACATTCTCTTTGTTAGTAGCATTGTAGTGTATAATGAACCAAACGCGACACCAGAGCCACAGCCTATAGCATAATAGTTGCATTTTGGTTCTCCAATCTGAAAATCTTCTTCTAAAACATACAGCCTTCCGTTGTAGCCAATCAAAGCTCCCCCAGGAACACTTTCCTCATTATCATCTATTTTAGTCAGACCCGATCCCTTGCAGGTATGTCTTAGGGCGTCTAGCCAATCAGTTACAAGGTATTCAAAATCTTCTTGCTCATCTCGCTTAACTGGAGGATCAAATCTATATTTTAAAATTTGACCCAAACGAAATGAACCAGAATAGCCGATAAGAAAATCCTCTTTGATGAAGACCTTTGGATCTTTTCTAATGACCTTCTCAGACCCATCAGAGGCACAGGAGTCTCCTCCCATCCATACTTTGCCTTTAGCGGCTATTCCTACAATACAAGTCATTAGTTCCTCGTGTAATATTTACCAGCAACCACGATCATCTCATCAGTGAAAATGAAATGTTCAGGTTGGCACTGCTTGGTCTTAGTGTCAATGTGCCACAGGCAGAAGGATTGATGAGATTTATTCATACGTTCCTGGTATTCAAAGTCGATGTTACTTAGGCATCCCATGGTGATCCAATGAATGGGGCCTCTGACTAGATTAGCAGAAGAGGTCATATTAGTTCTATGAGTGTGGCCAGAGCATCCGGACATACCAAAAGTCTGTTGCCCATGGTGATCTACTACAAGACAGTCATAATAAATCTTGAAGTTATTCTTAATCTCACTACGAGTCTCAGAGGCTGAGAATGCTGATAGGTCAAGTCTTGATACTAGATTGATCTTAAATTCTGGAAGACCAAAAATATCGGCTAGTGTTAGGCCCATTACATCAGAGAGAATTACCTTTAGATTGGGGCTCTTGTTAGCTATGAACTTGATGATTCTCCAATCATGATTTCCTATGATAAAATCAATTTGTGCATCAGGGCATGTCTCTCTGAGGGGCTTGAAGATTTTGGTCTTCACAAACTCAAAAGCTTCTTTGAGGCTGAAGTTACGCGGATCTTGATCGAACCTAGAAAATTCCCCCTGATCGAAGACATCGCCTGCAAGTACAATAATATCAGGCTTTACTCTCGCGCAAGTGTCTAAGAAAACAGACCAGCAGAAGGGGTCTAGCTCCTTATCATGAAGATCGGAACACATCATGATCTTCTTAAATCTCTGACCGTTATCCGGAACTTCATACTTGCCAATCCAAGGGTCTACTTGCTCTTTTTGAAATTGTCTATAAATGTCTAGGTGGGCGTGTTTGGCAATATCTCTTTCAAGAGTATGCTGAAAACGATTAAGCTCAATACCTGCTTGCCTTCTGGCTTCTAACCAAGTGCCGAAGTGACGATTCCATGTTGCATCGGAATACTTGCCATATACTCTGTAAAAATCACGAGAAATCGTCCTAGTCGGGAATTCTTCTTGAAGTCTCCTGATGTCGGTAACGATTTCTGCTATGGTGGCAGTGGGGTCATACTTTTTGGATCTTTCAGATAGCAGAGCTACCTCGCTAAATCCTAGCTTCTTTTCTTTCTGTAGTTCTACCAAGAGGTTCTCCTGTTAAGTGGGCACTAATGCGCCCCTCACTTCTAGATTCCAAAAATCGGTTTTGGCATAGCAGGGCAACCCGCTAATTTAGGCCAATTACATTCTTTATTGCACTTGCAGTGCGGTTCTTCAGTGATTGTGCTTTTATACTTGCAACTGTTTCATCGGTTACAACAATATCTACGTCATCAATGATGGGCTGTAGTAGGGCAATAGTAGCTATATCCTTGTGCATCTCTGCTTCAACCAACAGCATGAATAGTTCTAGACGCTGAGGATTTTCCTTAATGGCCACAATTTGCTTCTCTTCAGGGGTGAGGTCACGATGAATTTCCTCTTGTTCATTCAGAGAAATAGTAGACAATTCCCCACTTTTTAGTTTAGCAATTGTGTCTTTTGAAATAGCGGAGAATGTGGTCTTCTCTGTTTCTACACGAGTCTTGTAAGGGACTACAGAAATTTTGTTAACATAATCCATCACTTTAGCAGGGGCTTCATAGAGCTTATCATAGGGTAGAGTATAGATGATCTTAAGAACGTGATCAACTTCATAATCAGTTAATTCATACTTCTTCTCAAGCATCTTCATGATGCCACTCTTATCTAGAATTTTAACAGCCGTAACACGAAGCGAGGAGCGCATTGTCAACGCTCTTTCAAGCATGTCAATTTCTGCGAATACCAAGGGCTCTTCGTGGGTCTGGTTGAAGTCAGCTTCTTTAGCTACTTCACCGGTCTCCACTTTCACCCATTCATTCAGAAGAGGTAGTTCTGCATAATCATCCACTAGTCCAACTAGATCAGACCTAAACAAAGAGAATAACCTAAGGGCAACTTTATTAGGTTCTCCCTTTACATTATCAAAATAGTTGGGGCATTCTTGATGGATATATTTCCACAGAACCTCAGAAGGCTGCTTATGAAATTCTTGAGGATCTAGACCGTCAACCATAATCATTTTGCGGAAGTGGCGACCTTCTCCTAGAATCTCAGAATAGGTCTCTAGCTCGGCCATCGAATGACTCATGATGGAGTTGCTATCTACATATTGCTTGCCTAGTCTAGCATCACCACCGAAAACAGCGGCCCTATCAATGACAAACTGGTTTTCAATGGTCTCAAAACGAGGATCAAGAATCATATTCCAAGTAGGCCCTAGTGTCTCCACCATGCCTTTGTCTCCCCACAGTACTTGATTCAGCACTTGGCAGTATTCGTACTCTTCCTGGGACACATGATTTTGATCAATCATGTAGATTCTCTTACCATCCCTAAGTCCGAGCAGATTTCGGATTTCAAACGAACTCATTAAAACTCCTTTAACTTCCTATTACTGACAAATTAGGCCCAAGAAAGGCCGAACTGTGCTAATAGTGTATTTAAATCAGTCATACCCAGAATCTGTAGGTTTTCAGAATTGTTGATAGTCACATCGTATAAGATGGTGTTCTCATTAGTATGAGCAATGTGGTCGGTTTCACAGAACGGATCTGGATTTACAATGATGTTCCAGACTGGTCCGTTGTAGAAGTAATTATTGACCCCTACCAAAACTCCCCCACCACCACTTATAGTTAGTTTTCTAGTAGCTGGGATAGTAACCGTTACTGTAGCGGTTGCAGTTGCATGGGTAGGAACTGGCTGGCCATCAGTGACGTATAGGGTGTAAGTAGTAGTAACTGGAGGAGTAACTGTAAAAGGCACTCCACTAGAGATAGGAATGTTACCGGGTAGGATAAAGCCTCCACCTCCAGCAAATACACCAGTTAGGGTAGTGGAAGCGGCTAGGGAAATAGTCCCTGAAGCGGCGGCGAAAGAGGTAATAGAAACGGCCATTGAGTAAGCTCCATGTTCATCAAAGAGTCGAAAAGTTTATTATTTCTTACCTTAGACTCTTTCAACTAAACGTTTTAGCTCCTGAAATAGTTCATCGGCTCCCTCTTTGCTCTCGTTACGAAAGGGGATACAGAGCATCCCAATGGCTTCCGCTTGGGCTTCTTCCGAATGTTCCCATATGAGATTAGTCTTGAGTCTTGCTAGCACTACAGGATTCATTTATTTCTCCTTATTCCGTTGATAAAATTGGTTGTTTTGTACTTGAGGTAGTTTCAATTAAGAGATTTAGATTGGTGAGGTATGTGGCATACTCTTCTTTGAGAGCAGTTAATTGATTTTGCAATTTTCTCATGAGCCAAGTTCTGGCTTTAGAGTTGAAAGCTATTTCATTTACCACACCTTCACTGTAGTACAGAGGAGTGTTAGAAGAGGGAAATTTCTCATCAATTCCAATAATCTCAAACTCTTTGCCCTCTGCCATAATTAATTTAATTTCACCCATAAATAGGGATCTGCTATGCACTCTTCCATGAAGGGTTTCACAATACATACGAATGTCATGCAAAAGATATCTAATATCTTTTTGCCATATATCTATGGCTACTTCTTCTCTGTCTTCAACTGCCCAATTATGTCCCATATGTTCTAATATTCTCATAGGTCATCCCATTCTGTTTCAAACTTGCTATCGTTTTTTAGGCCCATGCCGTTTGCTTCCAGAGTCTTAACTAGCCAGTCGCGTTTAAGCAGGGGGAGATTCAACTCCTTAGCCTTGGATAGCTTGGATTGACCGGCTCCTTCACCTACTAAGAGATGAGTTAACTTTTTGCTTACACCTGTCTTCATTGTTGCACCAAGAGCAGTCAGCATCTTAGACAGAGTTTCACGTTCAGTCGGCAAGAACTCACCAGTAATGCACATCACATACCCGGCTAGAGGTAGCACTTTGGTTGGATCTGACTGTAGCAGAATAAGGGATTTAGGTCTTACCCCAGCTTCATACAGAGCTTTGCATATAGGCTCAAGAGTAGGGAGAGCCTTACGAATCTCAGCCTCTTTCTTCTCTCCAATTCCGTCAATCATGGAGTAGTCACCCTTGGACAACAGGGAGGGTAGAATATCCATATCGTTAGGACCAAGACGGAACTGCATAGAAAGCATCTTGGAGAGGGATTTAGCGATACCAGGGATACCCAAAGCAGCTAGCCAACGATCCCAATCCCGAGTCTTGACTTTCTCAAGTGAGTTTGCCATCTTAATCAGCAAAGCGCCAGAATAACCCATCTTGTTTAACTTAGCTGATATAACCTCTTCGCCTTTGGTTTCAATACCTTTAACGATACCATCAGAAAACTCAAATAGATCGGGGAGAGAAGTAATATAGCCATCTTCCACTAATTTAGTGATGGTCTCAGGGCCTAGTTCATCAATCTCCAGAATATCTCTACCAGCAATGTAGGCCAAATAAGCCGCTAAACGTCCAGGACAGCTTGCATTATAGCAAGTGTGGGAAAGCACTCCGGACTTTGGGTCAGCCTCTTCTTTGATGGGCTCTCCGCAAGAAGGACACTCAGTTGGGGGAGTTAGAATTGTTGGCATAAAAGTAACCTCCGTTAAAAATACTGACTTTTGGTCCCTTGATAAAGGAGAATATGAACATGAACAACCTCACATCTGGAATTTACAAAATATGTAATCTTGTGAATGGCAAGATTTATGTGGGGCAGACGGTAAATTTACATCATAGAAAGGATCAGCATATTTCAGCGTTAAAGACGGTCAAGCACTCCAACCCTCATTTGCAATCTGCTTGGAACAAATATGGTGATTCTATGTTTGAATTTTCTATTCTTGAAGTGTGTCACTTTGCTCAGTTAAATGAGCGAGAAAATTTCTGGATAGAATTTCTGGAATCTTGGAAAAGTGATAGGGGGTATAACCTTGATAGACTAGCCCAGGGTACTGGTCCTCGTAGTCCCGAAACAAAAGCACTAATAAGTAAAAAATTAATGGGGCATCCTCATTCTGAGGAGGCTCGTAGGAAAATATCGGCTTCAAAACTTGGTCATAAATACGGCCCATGCAGTGAAGAGAAAAAAATTAATATATCTAGATCCAAAAAAGGTAAGAAGTTTTCTGAAGAGCATAAGAAGAAACTATCAGAGGCCAAAATTGGTAAGCCGGGGAATAGGACTGGAGGGTTGGTATCAGACGAAACCAGAGCCAAAATGAGAGCGGCTAAGATAGGTAAACCAAGTCTTCGTAGAGGAACGAAGCACACGGAAGAAACAAAAGCGAAGATGAGAGCGGCTAAGGCAAAACACGCACAATCTGAGGAATAACCTCTCCACCTCTTGCTACCTCTACCTGACAAGGAACCTCTTTAATACCTTTATCCAACATCCAAGACCAATTATTCAAGTTAGCACGACTTACCATTACTCCTCCGATGTTTACCGGGACCAACTCTCCAACGGGGGTTAGTCCTCCGCTACGACCTACCTGCCAAGTGACAGAGATTAAAGTGGTCACAGCCCCCTGAGAGGGGTATTTGAACGCTACGGCCCAATTAGGGCACTTTGAGCCAACTCCCACTTCCTTACGAAGAGTAGGAGAAGCCACCTTGATGACATACCCATCAGTCATGATACCTCTGCCTTGGTGCATAGCAGTGTCACGATAGATTCGGAGATAGCCATCTAAAGCCTTGTTTATCTCAGCAGCATTATGGAAGACAGAGAAAGTAGGATTGAAATTTCTTGTAATAGTCGCAGCAAAATAAGTAATTTGATGATGAGCAAAATCTGGACTGAGATGCTTCTTAGCTAGATATTCAGCAGGGATTCCAGATACGTCCCAAGGATAGAACTTAAGCCCTCTAGCCTTGACAGCAGCTAGATCCTGAAGTTTCATAGACCCAGCAGCTAGGTTACGAGGAGAGGCATATTTCTTTTCGGATTCTGCATTGATCGCATCAAATTGTTGGGAAGTCATATAGACCTCCCCGCGAACTTCAATGAGGGAATCGGGGTAAAACTCAGGGTTTAATTCCACCTCCACCGCATCAGAAGCAATCATCTGTCGGGTAACATCTTCACCATATTCACCATCTCCACGAGTCACAGCTTTAACTAGCTGACGGTTCAGGTATTGAACCGCTAAACTCGCGCCATCAATTTTTGGTTCAACCACAAAAGCGG